TTAAAACTACAACTTTTACCATCTATATCTCCTATTGTAAGATTCAAGTATATTGTACTACATAACTTAAAAAAAGTAAAGCTTTTTTTGTATTTAGAATTTTATAAATACAAGTAAATAAATTATAAGGATTTTTTATGGCTTTCGAAGATACAAACGTCTGTAATACCGATTTATTACAGTCATCGAAGTTTACTTTTATAATTCCAAGATTAACAGAGGTTCAGTTTTTCTGTCAAGCTGTTAATATTCCTGGAGTAAACACGCAAAGTACAGTTCAGTTATCTCCATTTAGGGATATGGGTGTTCCAGGCGATAAAATGGAATACGAAGATCTTAATGTAGAATTTCTTGTTGATGAAGAATTGCGCTCTTGGGCGTCAATTTATTATTGGATTAAAGGTTATACGCAAGCTGAAACTTGGGATGATTATAAAAATTTAGATAAATTATCAAAATATAGTCAATACGAATATTTAAATACTCCACAATATGCAGATGCATTATTAACAACATTATCTGCAGCTGACGATAAACCAAAAGTACAAATACATTTTATTGATTTGTTTCCTGTATATGTTTCTGCTATACCTTTAGATGTTAGGATTAGTTCTGAAAAAATTATTACTGCTACAGCAACATTTAGATTTAAAAGGTATGAAATAGCATTAGTTTAATCGCCTATATATTTTTGTAATGTTTATTTGAGAATTTAAAATGATAAAACTTGACGCAATTATAGAATATTGGAAAACAGATAGTCAAATCGACGAATCTAAACCTCATCAAGAATTAGTAAATACTCCTCTTTTGCACGCGAAATATGTCGAGATTCTTTCTCAGCATAGACTCGCTGCACAGAAAGCAAAATTCGACCATGCAAAGATGAAGAAAATTCGTAGGGAGTATTACCTAGGAAATCTTGCAAAGGAAACCTTGGACGAGTATGGATGGGATCAGTTCGACTTAAAGATTGGCACTAAAGGTAACATTGACACTTATCTTGAAGCTGACGATTTTTTAATAAAAATTCTTGAAAAAAAAGCATACTATGAAGAATGTATATACGTTTGTGAAGCTATCCTTAAAGAAATTAATAATAGAACTTGGCAACTCAGGGAATATATGACTTATGCCAGATTCCTAGCAGGAAATTAAAATGATAATTGAAATCGAAAAACATAATGAAACTTATGCTATCCTTAAATGCGATAAGGGGATTGCGCAAGAATTAAGCGATTACTTTTCTTTCTTTGCTACTGGATATAAATTTATGCCTAGTTTTAAATCGAGACTCTGGGATGGAAAAGTTCGTTTAGCAAAAATATTACCAAATGGAGATATGGAGTTTTTTATTGGTTTAATCCCTCAATTAGAAGCATTCGCTAAAGATAGAGGTTATACTATAGAACACAATTATAAAGATAACTACGACCCAGTTACGGACACTGAGCTGCACAAATTTATTACTACATTAAATATTCATTCTAATGGAAAGAAAATTGAAGTTAGAGATTATCAATTTAAAGGCGTTCTCGATTTTCTTAATGAAAAACGTTTAATGTTATTATCCCCGACAAGTTCAGGTAAAAGTTGTATCCTTTATATTATTGTTAGATATTTGTTAGCACATAAAAGAAAGAAAGGTTTACTGTTGGTTCCAAACACATCATTATGCCATCAGCTTACATCAGATTTTGCTGATTATTCAAGCCATAATGGATGGGATGTAAATAAACATATTCATATGATATTTGCCGGTCAAGATAAAAATGCCGACAAACAACTATACATTAGCACGTGGCAATCATTATTTAATCATAAGAGCCGAACTTATTTTGACCAATTTGATTTTGTATTATGCGATGAAGCTCATTTAGCATCTGCAAATAGTTTAACAGGTATTGTACAAAAATGCATTAATGCTGATTATCGAGTTGGGGTTACTGGAACTCTAAATGGACAAAAAATACATTCATTGCAATTAGAAAGTTTATTTGGTCAAGTTAGAAAAGTTATTACAACCAAACAATTAATGGATAACAAACAAGTTACGAAACTAAGCATTAAATGTATCGTACTAAAATATCCCGAGGAAACGTGTAAATTATCTAAAGGTTTAAAGTATCAACAAGAACTAGAATATTTAATTGCTAATGCTGGTAGAAATAAATTTATTAAGAATCTATCATTATCATTAAAAGGGAATACGTTATTATTATATCAATATGTTGAAAAACATGGAGATGTACTATATGACTTAATTTCAAATTCAAAACATGCTGTTAATAAAAAGATATATTATATTCATGGTAATATTAAGGCTGAAGAAAGAGAAGAAATTAGAAAGGCAATGGAGACTGAACATAATGTAATTTTAATAGGTTCTGTTGGAACAGTGTCTACTGGAACTAATATTAAAAACCTACATAATATTATATTTGCTAGCCCTTCTAAATCTAGAATAAGAAACCTCCAAGCTATTGGTCGCGTTTTACGTTTAAATGAAAATAAAGATGAAGCAGTATTATATGACCTTGCTGATGATTTACGGTATAAAAAACATCAAAACTATACTCTAACACATTTCCAAGAAAGAATCAAGATTTACAATGAAGAAAAATTTGATTATAAAATTATTAAAGTAGATATGGAAACATTATGACCGAAAAATTTGAAATTAAAATTGTTAGATTAAAAACTGGTGAAGACTTAATTGGATTTTATTATCAAGATAAAGAATCCAATACTGTAATAATAAAATACCCAAAAACATTCTACCCTACTATTGATATCGAAAACGAAACTGAAGAAATTATTATGGTTGATTGGATGCCTTTAGAAGCATTTCCCCTTCAAGAAGCACCTATTCCAATGGATCACATTTTATTTGTTTCTTATTCATCTATAGAGTTTGGATATCGATATCTTGATGCAATATTGGAATATCTAGATCCCGAATCAACATTAGCTAAACAAATTAAAGAAACAATAATAGCTGAAACAGATATTCCGCCAGAAGGATATAGTATTCACTAATTTAATCCTCTTCGAGGATCTGCTACGCAGTAATTCTATTTTGAGACTTTAATGTTTATGGAACGAGCTTTAGCGAAGTTCCAAACAACACTTAGAGTATAATGTAACCTACAAATTTAATTTCGTCAAGCACTTTTTTTCAACTTATTATATTTTAACGAGAAATAGTTCTTGACGAAAATTAACCCTCCATAAGAAATAATTCTTGCTATTTTAGCTTTTTTATAGTATAATACTGTTAAATAACTGATAATACATGGAGTAATTGCTATGAAAGAATTAAAATTTGATTTCGCCGATGTCCCAGATTTTACTGAAGAAATACCTTCTTTATTAGAAGATCTTCCGGAAGAAAAACCCGTTGTTGCTAAAGTAAAAAGAAAAAAAGTTACTAGAGAATATATTAATAATGCTGATTTTTGCGCTGCTTTAGAGAAATATAAAGCTGATTGCGCTCTTGCTAAAGCTGAAGGGAAAATTAAACCTAGAATTCCAAATTATATTGGAGAATGTTTCGTTAAATTATCAGAGGGATTAGCTCGTAGACCTAATTTCTTTGGGTATTCATATAAAGATGAAATGATTGCTGATGGAATTGAAAACTGTTTAATGTATTTTGAAAATTTTGATTCAGCAAAAACTAAAAATCCCTTTGCTTATTTTACTCAGATTCTTTGGTGGTGTTTTGTTCGTAGGATCCAAAAAGAAAAAAAACAACAGTATATAAAATATAAAGCAACAGAAAATTTCGGTATTCTTGATGAAGCTGAGTTATTGGAACTTGGTGAAGGTCAAATTAAACAAATTGAAGTTTATGATAATATGTATGATTTTATTCAAAAATTTGAAGATACTGAATTCAAAAAAAGCACTAAAAGTCCTGTAGCGAAGAAAAAGAAAAAAGCTAAAGGGATTGAAACTTTCTTGGAGGATTAATGAGTAAAATTGTATTTTTAGGTGATACGCATTTTGGTTGTCGCGGGGATAGTCAACATTTTCATGAATTTTTTGATAAATTCTATACTGATGTATTTTTTCCTTATTTAATTGCTAATAATGTTAAACACGTTATTCAATTAGGTGACATTTTTGATAGACGTAAATATTCTAACCATTATACTCTTGATGAAGCAAAAAGATATTTCTTTTCTAGATTTGATAAATTGGATATACAATTAACTACGCTATTAGGAAATCACGACCTCTTTTATAAAGAATCATTGAGTATTAGTAGTTCTGGGTTATTCTTAACACAATTTAAAAATGTAACTGTTGTAAAAGAACCAACTAAACTTCTTAATGGAATTTCTATTATTCCATGGATTTGTAAAGAAAATTATCAAGAATGTTT